TATATCAGATTTAACATTAATTTACAAATTTAAACCCTAGCCTTTTTCCGAAAGCTAGGGTGTAGTAATAGAACGATTTATTTTCGGATATTTAAAATATCCACGCTTATTATACCCTTTATACAAAAAATTAACCCTATCTATATTTGGCTAGATAGGGCTTTTGGAATGTACAATGTTTATTAAAGTTGTAACCAAGAGGCTACAAGACAAAATATACCATTTTATGAATCTGTATGCAACAAAATCCCCTGTATTAATACAAGGGATAATAATGATTGTATGAGTATAATACTACTTTTTACTTGTAATCTTCAAGTCAAACCATAATTTTGTTTCTTTTTCTAACTTTTCATCTTTGTGTGTAATAGGTCCTAATGCACAGTAGAATCGTCCAGCTTTAGGATTAGTTGGATATTCAAACTCTGCCCACCAGTAGCCATCCTTTTTAGTTACTGAGAAGAAGTTGATATATTGACCAGCCAAAATATTATTTGACGATGGTAATGCTGGTTCGTTTAAACCAGGTTTCTTCTTAGCTGCGATTGGTGATACACCTTTCTTAGCTGTTGCTTTACCAGACCATTTCCATGTTGTTTTTGTACCACCATTATAATAATGTTTAATACGAGAAATAAAGTAATCTTTTAACTTATTACGATTTGCTACCGTATCTGGTGCGTTTTTCCCAACATGCATATCCCAAGAACGATGAGGACATGATGTGCCGAAATACTGTCTGTGAAGATTAACTGTCGTGCGATTGACTGGTAAACCATAAGACTTCATAACGGCTGCTGCTACTTTGAATGTTGCCTCTTCATTTAATTTGAACTGGGCATCTGTTAAACCTGCTGCTGGATGTGATTGACAAACTTCGAACCCGATCAGATTACTGTTAGCCCAGTTATTCCCACAATGCCATTCTACATAATCTGTTGGGTGATACCACAGTGTCTCATCTTTGTTTACATAAACTGAAGCCCATCCATTAACATGCGTTCCGTTTTGTTCTCTCTTGTATAACCATGGTAAATACTGATTAGGTGTCATTGAACCATAATCATTGTGAATAACAATACCTGCAATACTTGCTTTTTTACCTGTTAACTTACTTCCTTCAATGTGATTTGAATAAATATCTTTCATTATAAATCTCTCCTTTAGTTTTTTCTTGGCTATAACTGCACTGTCATAACCAAGTCATAATAAAAAGCCGACTATTTAGCCGACTTATTTAATATCATTTTCTTTATTGTGTTTAGTTGTAAATTCTTCTTTAATTTCTTGTTTGACTGTTGAACCTTTATCACTTTTAATAACTTGCAATTTTTCAGCAATTTCCTTAGGAACTAACACGCCCATTTCAGCACAATTTTCTATAATGCTTAGTCCTTCATTGGCAATGTAATAAAAGATTGTTATCATCAATAAACCACCGTTAAGTCCTAATATCTGATCAATAATATTTGCTAAAACGATAATGCAAAAAATCATCATCTTTCTTGCAAAACCAAACATAGACTTTCGACTCCACAATGATTTATTTTTTACAGCTTTAGATACTCCAGTAACAATATCTAAACCCATTAAAATCATCAGAAACCACATAAGCTTGATGTCTCCTGCATAGATGAATGTATGAAATGCTTCTGATTCTGTAAATTTCACTCTTATTTCCTCCATTTTCTCACTCCTTTATTGTCTTTCTATCTATAATAAAAAGACACCTACCGAAGTAAGTGCCTTGTGATTTTATTCAGGTAAATCTTCCCCAGTAATCTGTTTATATTGCTCTTTTGTGATACAACCATAATCGTAATATATTTTAATATCAGCGTTTGTATAACAATTGATGTCATAAAAATATTTAATACTTTCAAATGATGGAAACATTAGGCATTACCTCCGTATTTGTTTTCTAGTTCTGCAACTTTCATTACTGTTTCTGCTAAAGTTTTTTCACTAATTTTTAATTTATCTTCAAGTTCTTTTGTCTTTTTATTACCAATCATGACTTGCATTTGTAACTGAGCGACTAAAAGTTCTATTGCCTTTGGTGTTAATGGTGGATTATTTTGCATAGCTTCCCATTCTTCTTTACTTGTACCTATCCATTCATTACCATCATAGTAGAATGGTTGATAAATTCCTTCTGGTGGTGGTACATCTGTGTATTCATCTTTCGGGTAAACATATTCGCCTTCATGATTTAGCTCAACCATGAAAGGTGTCCCATCGTATAAATAAACTATTTTCATTTAGTGTTCTCCTCCTTAGTCAGTCCATTCAATTTCTCCATACATATATCCTGTTTCGTTCCAGTTAGAAAAATCACCATTTATAAGAAATCTGACTTCTCCACTTGGTCTTATAACAATAAATGCACCAAACCACGTTGTACCTGTAGACACTCTTATAGGAAATGATTGAGCATTTTTACAGAAATTTGATGGTAATTGCGCTATAACTGAATTGTGCGTTAGGTTTGAGCCATTAAGCCTTAATAACTTTTTAGTCTCACTACCATTAGTGATAGTTCTATACGCACAATCAAAACCTCTATCATCTATACCTTTATAAGCTGTATTGCTCAAAGCACCATTAATAAGTTGAAACGGAATCCAACCTGTGTCGGTTTGAGTTATATCAACTCTTTCCCAATCTGACCAAGTGTTATAAAATCTTTTGAGCCATATTTGTTTAGAATTGTACGGTCTGTAAGTGAGGAATTTTACTGTTTTAGGTGATTGTTGTACGACTTCTAAAAAACCTGATTTACTACTAGCACCATTGATAGGTGTGTTATTTGTATAATAATAGCCAATATTTAAACCGTGTAACAAGTCTGAGTTATTATTAAGGTCTAACATAGAGTGTGCACCGTCATCGTTAGTTAATTTGTATTTCTGCCAGGCTAATTCATTTAATTTATTATCTAAGTCTGTTGGTTGAAGGAAACTATTTTCTGCGATTCCAGTATTAAACTCATTTAACTTGTCATCTACATGTTTTATAACATCATTAGAAACGTTTTCTACATTACTTACACTTTCTTCTACTTTATTGTTCATCGTTAAAATAGCATTATCTTTAGCAGTTTTCACATCGCCAATAGCACTTGTAGCAGTATCATTTATATTTGTTTGTGCTTGTGCAATAACACTGTCAATATAAGTCTTACCTTCTGTTACAGTTTTATTGATTTGAGTAACTGCTTGCTCTTTTACTGTTTTCATTTCTGCAACATAATCAGCACCATTTTTTATTGCTTCTTGAATATCTACAACATCTTTTTGAATCTGTGCTTTTAGTTGACTAAACATTCTAATGTACTCAATTTTTGTGAATGAGGATATTTTATTAATTAAAGCATCTGCTACTTCAAATGTAAACTCACCTAAAACAGCTACCTCATTATACTCAGGTTTTCCACTCACATTTTGAACCCCAATATATAATTGACCTTTTACTTTAGTAGATGTACTAGCATGTAAAAAGTCTTGGTCAAGCGTAATTTCAACTATTCCATTTAACTCATCAACTATGTTTAATTCAATTACATCAGATACTGAGCCATTACTTGACTCAAAATATCCATACACCTTTAAATTATCATCGCTGATTAATAACGTGCCTGCATCATTGCTTAATTGAAATCTTAGCTTAGCTGTATTCTCATCTAAATTATAAAAACCAATCCCGATATCAGAGATTGGTCTTAAATATGGTTCCACTTTTTGTGAAAAGAAACCTGTTTTCATATGTCCGTTTTCCATTTGATATCCTCCCTATTTTACTAATACGACTGCTACACCGTATCCTTTTTCACTACTATACGGTGTTGTGATTTCTAATACTCTATAATGACCATTTACATTATCTCTTACCCCTACACCATTTTCAGATTTAATATAATCATTAGGTTGTAAATCACCTTTAAATTTAGTGAACACCTGTCCCATTAACCCTACTACGTTCCATTCAGGACGTTCTGAACGTGGGATATAATCGTCTTCATATTCAACATAATCGGGATTAGGAATAGGAGTGTCTATTTCTTCTGAGTACCAATTTCCTTCATCGTCTTGCCATTCCTTCAATTCTTTCTCAGTTAAAGTTACACCAAACTCATCTTTTAAGAATTTGTCTTTATGATGGAACATTTGGTCACCTAAAATAACGCCTGCCGTACCTGAAATAATACCGATTGGTTTATCGTTAATTTGTGCTTTTCTTACATAACGACCATCTAAAGTAACGATTGTCCCGTTAGGGATTGATTGACCTGATTGTGATTCGAAGTACTCGGCATAGTCACCAAAGTTCTGTCCTGATGAAACAGTACCAGCTGTTTTAATATTCCCTGTCGTACCTTTTACTTGGAATTTAATGTTTTCAGTTTTAGCTCCATCTTGCCCATAACCCATAGCAAATATATAGTTATCATCAATCTTAACTCCACGACTATTTAGGATAGTTTGGCAATATGAACCAAATGATGTTTCTGATTCTAGTGAGTTTATTACAGAACTACGTGAACCCCTAGCTTGAGAACCAGCACCCGAACCTATAACAGAACTTCTGTCACTATGTGCGTATGAACCGCCAGTGCTTGCTATTACTGCTGAACGTTGTGCAATTGCACCTGCACCCGTAGATGCTGCACTCAAGCCACCTTTAACAGCAGTAGGCATGATTTTATACAACTTACCAGCTAAGTCAGCTTGATTAGTATATTTTTCAGCATTAACACCAATAATTTCTGTATTGTTGTTATAACTAAATATAGCCGTACCAGTGCCTTGACCTTGCATATTACCACCAATGATTTTTGTATCATACACTCTAGAACCATTGGCTATACCAGTATTAGAAGATGAATCGATAATATTAAAATTACTGATTGTTATTTTCTTAGGTCTATTAACACTACCGTAAATTTGAACATCAGCACTTGCATTTTTAAACCCTCTAATATTCAAACCATTAAATGTTACGTTTTCTGCTCTATACTGAATAGCGATTACTGGCATACCTGCTGTGAATGTACCATCACCAATTGCAGTAAAGTTATTAATTTGAACATTTCTATAAGCTGAAACAACCATTGCACGAGGCATTGAACCTGGATACACTTCGTTTTTATATGGTGTAACTGCTGTACAGTTGCTCAACATAACATCATATGCTGTTTTACTTTTAACATCTTTTGCAGCGTGGTGTCCAATATGTCTAATGTTATACGAACGATTGTCATTGACTGAGATGTGATTATTAACAAATACATGAGATGCAGCACTTGTTGGCTCATGACCTTTAATTTCAAGTCCCCCGAAGTTTTCTTCAGTGATATTATTATCTAAATAAACATATTGCGAGCCATCATCAACCTCAATACCATTCTTGTTACCTCCACCTTTAAATGGGTGGTGTGAATATGAATTACTAATGAATAAGTATCTACTGTGGTGTGTAGTGATACCATCATCACCAAAACCTGTTGATTCACAATTATCTATCCAAATGTATTCTGATTCTAAATGTCTAGGAACTCTAACGCCGTCGCCAGCATATGAATATTCATCACTTGCATACGTGATATCAATACCATGTAATAGTGCGTTAAATGATTTGATATTCTTGATAAACCCTTTTTTAACACCTGCAAATCTAACGTTAGATGAAAGTGAACCACCTGCAGCTTTTAATGTGTTACCTTGTCTTGTTCTGTTGCCATCTACTGAAAAGCCTTCAATTCCAATATTTTCAGCCACACCGTTCATATCTAAGTTTGTAATAGCAATTGCTTCGGCTGGTGCATCATCTGACAGTTTAATTGTTGTCGATACATAACCTTCCCCACTCAAAATTGTATTACTAGGTAGTTTTAAACCACTTACAATATAAGTACCTTCGGTCATGTGTACATGCTTGCCACCATTAGCAAACGCTTTTTTAAATGCCTCTGTACTATCCGTTTGACCAGTTGGGTCTGCACCATAATCATTTACGTTAATGACACGTTCAATCTTTTTATTTAATGCATTGTAATTACTTTCCATTGTCTGATTAATCTTATTAAAATCATAATACAGACGTTCTGACAATACGTTAAACGGTGTACTATCAATGGCTACATGGCTATCTGTTAATTCTTGTATACCATCACCATTATGTCCTAAGACTAATCGTTCTATTCGGCTACGTTGATAGTCTAAGTGATCGGACACGTTCGTTAATTTATAATCTATGTTTTTAGCATGATGAGCATGTTTCATTTCTTTATGATTATTAATTAAATGAATAATTTCTTTAAATTTATAATCAATAAATCTTAAGTTTTCAATCATTATCTTTCTGAACTTTTGACCTAATTCTATAGGTAAATTAAATTTCAAATTATTCACTCCCTTTATTCAATCCAAGTATATTGTCCGTACACCCAATAACTACTAGTAGGTAAATTTTTATCATTAGCCCCACCGAATATGGTCATTTTTCCATCCTTTGTCACTTCAATTCTATAAGCACTCATATTTCCGTTTCCAAAAGCAGGAAATGAGTGTGGTTTGTTCATAAAACCATTTGGCAATTGCGCTACTTGTTCACCTAATTTAAAATTTCTTAGGTTATAGGAAATCGTTTTATATCTAGCAATTGGCGTAAGCCCTTCAACACCTATTCTCACTTCTTTTAATTCACACTTTAGACCGTCACTACTAACATACATAGTATTAGTTTGTACACCACTAGCAACATTATTAGCGTAAGAAACCCAGTCCGTTACACCTACAAAACCTTTTAAGGCGTTTTCTAAGTTTGTATCATTTGAATTGTTCGTTTTTATATCTGTTTCAGCTTTATCTAACCTATCTTTTATATCTTGCATACCTTCAATTGCATCTACATGACTACCTGCGAAATAAGGTTCTCCGTTTTCGTCTAAAGAATATTTAAATTCTGTTGGTTCATTCATTGACTAACACGCTCCCAAACGAGTCACTCGCTATTTTTGGCATAACAAAAGTCGAGCCTCCAAGAGTACCCGACTTGATTTGTTTATCTACATTTTTTATACGCTTATTTATCGACTGTTGTATCTTGATAATATCTGTCTTTTTGTTACTGAAATCTACTTCAACAGGTAAGTTTAATAATGGGTGTGATTCCGTTATCTTGATAACTTTCAACATGGTGTCAAAACCTAAACCAGTATGTTTAAAGTAAACTAAATCACGTTCAGTAATTTGTTCAGTATCTAAATAATTCGTTGATAGTTCAACTACAGGCTCATCATTTAATTCTTGAATCAGCTTCTTGCGCAATTCTGCTTTATCTAAAATATTATCATCGTAAATTGTCGCAGCTTGTTTAGGATTATTCTTATCGTAATATGGTGAGTAATAAGTATCAGTCACATGATATAAGTCTTCGCCTTTCAACACTGCTGTTAAATTTAACGTTGTTGATTTTTCAGTACCGACATACATAGTTGGCGCTGTTTTGTATTCTTTAACATTTGGGTCTGCACCACGATGTACTGCTTTAAATGTGTGCCACCCTTTCGACAAATTACGAGCAATAACAATTTGTTCAGAACGTGCTGTATGACTATAACAACTATAACGACCAATCAGTTCATTATCTAAATAAACATCTAATAGTCCACCACGAGATAATTTTTTAAGTGACCACGTAAGTGTTTCATTACCCCATTTACACTCAAATCGTTTCTCATAGCTTGCACCAACTACTTGAGTACGCCAAGTACCTTCTTTAAAGAACGTTCCATTGTACGTTAAGCTAGGTGGTTTGAACGGACTGTAGTTCTTTGTTTCAGTCTTTGTTTTCTTCTTACCGTAACCTTTAATGACTGTTTTTTGTTCTTGAGTATTAACTGACACTGAAGCTTCATCAACGTTATAACCACCTATTAACTCAACATCAGATGTTTTGTAGTAACTGTCTTCATCATATATATAGATAGTTTTGTTATCGGCATGGAATATATAACCAAACAGTTCAGCACCTTCAACTAAATACTCTATACCATTTTTATCTCCAACATCATCAATTGCGATACGTTGGTCAAACTTACCAACAATTTTATAGGAGTAACCTAACTTATTGCCTTTGAAACCAAATTCTAAATATTGTTCTAACGTCCAAGTGGGCGTTGGTAGTTCCTCGTCACTGTCATTATTCATTTCTTCTGATTCCAAGTCTTTGTCGATATAGTGATTCTGGAATTCAAACATAATATGATGCGCCACGATATCATTTGTTAATGTGACATTATTACTTTTTGGATCAGTTGTTTTTATAATGAACTGTTGACCACGGAATAATAAAATAGATTCGTTTTGTATCACATCATATATATCAGGCGCAAAACTTGTCTTGAACGCAGTCAATGAAATAGAACGACTCGCATTTTGCTCATGCTCATGTTTGAATGACCCTAAATCATAATCAATTAACAACTCTGAAAATGTATTAGCACTGTTGGTAATTAGTAAATTGTCCATTTAACCACCTACCTATAAATAAACGGGAATATAAATTCAGCAGTTGGCTCAGTTATATCCGTTCCGATTATTTCAATATCGTTATATCCAGGCGCTAGTGTTAACCATTCATGATTGGTATCTATACCAACACGTTTACCATCTATTGTTGGATATACACCATTAATGATGAGTTGTTTATTTTTAGTGATTGACTTCTTATATTCAAATACATCACCAGTTGTACGATTGCGTATCTTAAAACCGTTAGGCGCATTGACGTTAAGTTTAATGATTAACTTATGCCGATGTGGAAAAGGGGCAATTGTATCAGAAGAACCATTGAATATTCTAAAGCTAGTTGTATTATGTTTATATTTAATGTCGTCATTCACAAGTAAACCATTTCCGAACTGCCATTTATCTGATGTTTTGTCATATTGATTTGTCTCGTACAGTGATTCGGAGTAGCCTTTATAAACCTTCAAACTAACTTCGAACTCAATATATGGCAACTTTTCAAGATTTTGATTAATTGATACATATTCGACAGGAAATTTTATGCTAGGTATCTGAGAAGATAAAATTATATACCTTTCTCGCAAAGCAAATATTTCCCTTAATTTTAATTCTGCTAAATATGCATCAGCTTCATCCCAACCATCAAATCCACATTTTAGAGTAATATTAAAAGGGGCAAAAGTTAATTGCCCCGGCATTTCTCCATCTTTTCCAGAAATTATTAAGTTACTACTTACGACTTCTGGTGAATCCATTCTCAACTCTGAAAACATAAAACCAGGTACTAATTCTTGTATATTCTTAGTACCTTTTTGTGTAATTATTTTTAGCCATCTGTCTTCCAGCACTATCTAGCACCTCCAATCGCATAATTAGCATCATTTAATCTATTACCTTGCAAAGTTGATAATATTGGCTCTAATTTTTTCATATCAGTACCTTGTGGAATTTGTTTAATTAATTGAATAATCGTATCAGTTTGTCTGTTAGATCTATCATTTAAAACAACTAGTTGTTTCAGTAACTTCTCCATCACGCTTGTATCGTTGTTCACAGTAACTTTAGGTTTCATTACATCCATACCTAAGTAGTCCATGATTTGCTCTGTTAATTGTATGGCTCTAGTACGTTTCGTTAATGGAACGATTGCTTCCGCTTTATTATTCTCACTAATTTCAGCTATCTTGTGAGTGGAAGAAATGCCACCATTTGCGTAAGCGTGAGAAGCAGCTCTTGGGAACCCTCCCCAACCATACGTTTTTACAATATATTGTAGGTCAGATATAGCTTGGTGTAAGGGGTTAGAAAAATTAGTATAACCTGGTTTTGCATTGGCTCTGAATGTTGGTTCTATCATTTGGAACATACCTTTAGAAGGTGTACCTCTTTGAGCGTTACTATCCCAATTATTAACTGCTTTAGGGTCAAAGTTAGATTCACGCTTAGCAAGTTTCATCATATGTTCTGTAATAGCAGGTGATTTATAGCGTCCACCTAATATATTTTGAGCTTGTTTAATAATTTTTCTAGCATAAGATGCACCACTTCCACTAGCTCCCCCGCCTGCTTTTTCAGCTTCTTTAACCCATTGCATTGGGTCTATTGAATCTGGGTGATTATCTATATAACCTTTTCCTTTATTCACCTGCCAGTGTAAGTGAGGACCTGTGCTATTACCTGTATCGCCAACCAAACCAATAGTTTGACCCTGTTTAATATGCTGACCAGTTTGTGCTATTCTTTTACTTTGGTGCATGAATATATGTGTATATTTAGAACCATCCCAAACTTGTGTTTCATTACCTCCACCTAATGGAGAGAACCAAGACCTTATTACTTCCCCATCTAAAGGAGAAGGTATTTTCGTCCCAGTCGGCATAGCGTAGTCAATACCAGCATGTCCATTAGGTGACCAACCTCTACCTGGAGTTTTTGTCCAATTAGCAAATGGATTGTATCCACCACCAGATGAACCGAATTCATCAAACATAGAAGTTACTTTATCTGCAAGACTCGATTTTAACTTTTTGTAAGCACCTCTAACTAATGCACCTGTATGAGCTGGTATACCTTTAAAGTCTACTCCGAAATCTCCCATCACTCGTTTTATTAGTTCTTTAGGTTTCTCCATAAAGTCCCATACATCTTTAACAGATTTAGATACAAAAGCAGATGCTTTCCCGACTTGTTTACCAACTTCGCCTTTAACATCATCAGCAATAGTACCAATTCCATCTAAGGCTTCGGCACCATGAGATACTGTTTTACCAGTCAACTTACCAAATGCGCCAAGTATTTTTTCATCCAAACGTTTTTTCGGTGTTCCCGTACTAAACCTAGGTAATAAACCTAATTGATCTAATTGTTGTGTTACGCCACCACTATGAACTTTGTCACCTTGTTTAAGTAAAACAGGAACATCCTTACCTTTCGGCATATACATAGAACCATCTTTACGTTCGATGATTTCTTGAGTGAAACCACCTGTTCCGTTACCGGGACCTTTATCGTTCACAATAGCCATCGTGGCTTGTTTAAGCCCACCTTCTGAATCAGTAGAAACACTTGGACTTGTTGTACCAGTAGACAATTTCTTCCCAATTGAACCTGCACTTTGAATAGTGTCGATCGATTTAATAAGACTTTCTCCGGTAATGGCAGTTGATATCTTATTAATTCCGTTAATCATTTTGTTTAATCCAGTTATGGCGTTGTTAGCAACTTTTATTCCTAAATCTGCCGCTGCTCTTCCCATATCCGAACCTATATTTCTGATGTACTTCAATGTTCTATCTAACCATGATTTAAAACCTTTATATGTCGATTTCGCTTTACTCCATCCATGACTAGAAATACTATTAAAGTTCTTCCTAGCACTACCCCACATATCTGTAAAATTAGATTTTGCGTTTTTATATGTGTTTCCAAACCATTTAGATGCTGATTTATATGTGGCTTTTGTTTTTTCGCCTACTTTACTGGCTGTCCAAGTGAACTTGTCTTTACCTTGTTTCCAAACACCAGTGAACTTGTCTTTTGTAACTGAATAAGTTTTTCCAAACCATTTGGATGTTGAGTTGTAGGCAGACTTCGTTTTATCTCCAACTTTTTTGGCCGTTTTATCGAAATTAGATTTTCCCTGTGTCCAAACGCCAGTAAATTTATCTTTTGCAGTAATATATGTTTTGCCTAGCCATTTTTTTGCATTACCGCTGATATTTATAAATTTACCTGAAGCTGTTTTAGCAGTTCTACCTAACCAGTCTCCTGCGCCTTTTGATATTGTCTTAAATTTTCCTACAGCTGTTCCCGAAGCTTTTCCTAGCCACTTCGTCGCGCCACTACTAATGCTTGTGAATTTACCTAATGCAGTTCCTGCAGTTTTACCAAGCCAACCAGCAGAAGTTTTGTACATATCTCCAAATTTAGTTTTAGTTTGTTTAGTCAAAGTTGTAAATGTGGTAGAAGTAATAGTTTTAACTTCTTGCCATAGATTACCTGCTTTAACCTTGACGCCTGATAACCAACCTGTTGCACTCCCTGTTTTTTTAGAGACCCATTCAGTTGTAGAATTCCAACCACTTTTTATAGGACTCCATATCTTATTACCTATATTAGATAGACCCTGTTTACTCTTTTCATATGAAGATGATAAGCCTTTACCTATCCAGTCAATAATGTCATATCCAATTTTACTAGCTTTTTTAACGTAACCGTCATGCCAACCATTGATAGTATCAGTAAATCCTTTTTGCCAACCATTTAAAGTGTCATTGATAGCTGTGCCTGAACCCCAATATTTTTTAAAGTCAGATACAAAGTTTTTCCACATTTTTTCGGCACCTGTATAAACGTGACCATTACTTAAATCCATTTCTTTAGAAATATCTTTATTGCCTTTTTTAACAGTATCTCTAACTTCACCAGATTTTTTCTTTGCTTTATCTACTGCGTCGTTATACTCGGATTCGATATCTAAAACTAATGATCGGTGTTCGTTTTTATTTATTGACCCATCTTTAAGTGAAGCATTAGCTGCTTGTAAAGCTTTATCTCTTTTTTCGGCCGCTTTCTTAATTTCATCTTCTTCTATTTTATAAGCTTCTTTAAGTGCTTTACTAATTTCTTTATTAGATAAACCTTCAGCATTATATTTCATCCTAGAGAGAATCGCTTGTCTTTCTGCTTCGCCCTTTGTTGCATATCCTATAACTAATTTGTTTCTAGCTTCTTCTTTTTTTTGTATCAGCTTTTGTTCTTCAGGGCTAATCTTACCGTCTTGATAGGCTTCTATCGTTAATTTATTAATTTCTGCATTAAGAGCATTAACTTCTTCAAGTTTTACTTTACCTGCTTTATTAGAACGAATAATGATATTTTGTTTGTCTTCTTCGGATAAAGAATCACTATAACTCAAAGCTTCTTTTAAATTATTTTGTATCTCGTGTCCTCTTTCTTTGACAACTTTAGAAGCTTCTTTACCTGTTTGATATATGCTTGTAGATAAATCGTTTTGAGTTTCTTTATTTATTTTGCCACCATTAATTTTTACTTTTTCAAACTCTTTGATTGTACCTTCACTTAATTTGACATATTCTCCTAAGGCTTTTTTAGTTCCTTTTGAAACACCTTTACCTAAAACATTTACTGTATCAGTGGCTTTTTTGTTTCCTTTTGAGAGTTCATCAAAAACGCTTTTCGTTGCACTCTTTAACTTTTCATAGTCTTTAGTGGCATCTTTTCCTTGTTTGGACTTTTCCCAAGTTTCTACAAACTTAGTTCCTAAATCTCCAACCCAATTACCTAAATCTTTTATACTTGTTAGAAGACTTCCACCAATACCTGATGAGAATGTTTTAATTACTTCTCCTGCGCCATTCACACCTTTTCTGAACCAGTCCACTTTTTTATAAGCAATACCTAATCCAGTGGTTACTGCAGTTAAAGCAAGTCCCCAAGGCCCAAAACTCTTAACGCCTTTTAATAACATTCCTCCAAAACTCTTAATACTCTTCGTACCTAGACCAAAGACGTTTGTTAAATTGCCTATACCTTTACTCGCTTTAGTACCTTTAGAGTTTGTCGTCATCATAGCACTACCTGCAGCTGAATGTGCAGTTGCGTTAAGTCCAGCTTCAATACTGTTTTTGGCCATAACTCTGTTAAGTCCTGCATATCCTTTCATTGCTGAACCAATACCACGGATTAATAAACCTGTAGCAAGTAAAAGCGGCCCTGTTGCTGCTGTAATTAAGCCAAATCCAACTGCAGCTAACTTAGCTCCTTTAGGTAATCCATTTAAGTAATCAACTGTACTTTTAAGCCCCCCAACCATACCTTTTAAAGCAGGTTGTACACTTTCAAATATGGACAATCCGAGTTCTTCTGCTGCTGAACGTAATTCTCTTAAAGAGCCACCAAGTCCACCTTCCATTGTCTTAGACATTTTATTGGCGGAACCTTCACTTTTGTCAATCGCTTTAGATAACTTAGTATAGTCAGATTCAGAAGCATTAATTACAGCTAAAGCACCAGACATAGCTTCTTTACCGAATATAGTCGCTGCTGCACTTGCTTGCTGATCTTTTGATAAACCACTAAATTTATCTCTTAATTGATCAAGTACCTCACGCATCGGTAACATTTCACCATTGCTATCTGTAATTGATATACCCAATTCTTCCATTTGGTTTTTCATTGCTTTAGTTGGTTTAGCCAAGTTTGTAAACATTGTACGTAAGGCAGTACCAGCTTTTTCACCTTTAATACCAGCATTACTCATTAAACCAATCGCTATTGATGTATCTTCTATCGTATATCCTAACGATCCTGCAACGGGTGCTGCATATTTAAACGCATCGCCCATTCCTAAAACATTAGTATTTGCGTTAGCACTAGCTGCTGCTAGAACATCAGCAAATCTGCCACTGTCTTTAGCTTTAAGTCCAAACGCTGTAAGACCGTCAGTTACAATATCTGATACTTGTGCTAAATCTTCTCCTGACGCTGCTGCTAAACTCATAATCCCTGGTAAACCTTTTACCATATCATTTGTTTTCCAACCAGCGAGCGCCATATAATTTAGAGCATCTGCACTATCTGTAGCACTAAATTTAGTAGTAGCACCCATTTCTCGAGCTTTTGCTTTTAATTGATCTAACTGTTTGCCACTCGCGCCAGAAGTCGCTTGTACCTTACGCATTGAATCATCGAATTCAACACCTAATTTACTTGCATACCCTAACGCTCCAACAATCGGCGTGGTTACATACATTGACATGTTACGACCAACACTCTGCAATCCCATTCCAAAACGTGAATAAGAGTCACTTAACTTATCAAACTTATCAGCAGTTTTAGTAAAACTACTATTTGCTATAGCTTGTTCACGATTGAACAACTTCATCTCTTTAGATGTTTTTTCAATCGCTCTTTCAAGATTATTTAGTGATGTTTTTTCACTATTAATTTTTTTAACAGCTTCTGCTTGATTTTTTGTGTAATCTTGGATTTCTTTATTTAACTTTTTGTGTTGGTTTTGTGCGTTTTTTAATTCTGAACTAGATTGTTTATAAGATTGTTTAACTTTATCGTTTTGACCTTTTAATTCTTTATGTCTATCTGATAATTGTTTAACAGTAGCACGTTCTTTTTTATATTGTTCAACTAAATTTTGATGTGCTTGTCTTTGTTGTTTGGTTGCATTACTAGCTTTTTTAATTTGTTCCGTCGAAGCTTTACCGGAATCTCGAAGTTGTTTTTCTGCTTGTCTTAATTGATCTAATTTTTGTTTGGCTTTAGTTTTTTCATCATTAACGACTTTTTGTTGCAGTCTGGCTTTTTTAAGATTATCATTTGACCTTTTAATTTCGTCATTGGACTTCTTTAGTGCTTGGTCATTCTTTTTATGTTCATCAGTTAACTTAGAAAGTTGAGACTCTACTTTTTTAATTTCTGTTCCGGCGTTTTTATAACTATCATTTAAATCTTTTAGTTCTTGCTTAGCTTGACCGTACATTTTCTTTTGAATGGTTAACTTATTATTCAAACCATCTAATCGAGTTTGGTATTTCTGCATAGACTTTTCGGATTTATCAAAAGCAGATAAGTTGGCTTTCATCTCACTATTAACGACACCAAGTTGTCTTTTAAGACCTTTCATACCCTCTTGCACACCAATAGCATCAAGTGTCATTTCTAAGGTTAAGCCTTGTAGTTTTTCATTAGACATTTAACTCCTCCTTTCTATCCACCACCAAACAACGCTCTTAAACCTTCGCCTGTTATTGGTTCTTGTTTTGTCACAGTAGTTTGTTGTTCTTCCGGACTATTTTCAGGTTCGTTTGTTGAATTCAACATTTTAAGTAAGAGTAGGTATGGTTGGTTATTAGTTGTTTTAAAATCCCATCCATACCTGTCCGCACAAATATGTCTGATTTTATCGAAGTTCGATAAAACATCTTTTATTGTTATTGTTTCTCGCTCTTTCCCACTTCTTCTGATTCATCTTCGTCACTTTCTTCATCTTCTCCAGAGATTTCTCGAAATATATCCTCGGATATTTTGTTGTAAAGCTTAGTACTCATATTTTCTAAAATATCCTTTTCAGTTAAGCCCTGATCTGCAAATAAACTCACAAAATATTCACGTTCCATTTGTCTTAACTTTTTGCCATCAATAATTTCGTTAAAATTTTGTTGTAATAGCTGTACATAAAATTCTGGGTTTTCAAATTCAGTGCCGTATTCTTTTTCAACTACAGCAATAGCTTTCTTTCTTGCTTTTTCACTTTCTTGCTTTTGTTTTTCTTGAAACTCATAGAATCTTTCCGCTTCAATTAAACTAATGTCCTCTTTTAAATACGACTCTTTCTTGCCTGTTTCACGGTTTTTAATTTCAAATTTAATCATTTATAATTCCTCCGATGTTTTGTTTTTTATTTGCGCAAATAAAAAAGAGGGCATAAAGCCCTCTATATAGTTATTCTTCTGTATTTGGTTCTTCAACTGCGTTAACTGTTACTGTTGCAGTATCTGTTTTATTACCGTCCTGCGTTGCAACTGTGATAGTTACTTCTCCTTCTGAAACGCCTGTTACTGTACCATTACTTGATACTGTCACGACTGCTTCATCAGAGCTTTTATATGATACTGATTTATTTGTTGCTGTTGACGGTGCAACTGTGCTTTCTAATTTAGTTGTCCCACCTACATCAACACTTGCAGTTTTTGGTGATATCGTGACACCTGTAACTGAAATAGGTTTTGTTTTGAATGAGGGTACATCAACCTTCTCACTTTCGCCATTCTCATTAGAAAATGATACTTTGTAAGTTCCTGCAGGATAATCGGTATTTGCCTCCAAGCCATCAATTGTGACTTTTGCTTTACCGTCCTCTTGTCGTTCAGCAGTACCTACCACATCATCGCCTTTGTACACTTTTAATGTGTCAGCCATTTTACGACCTCCTTATTAATCATTTGATTACCCCTATTCTGCAGTAATAGATGCTGATTTAGAGTTAGCATCTACCACTACATTTTGGGGATTATTAGGGCGAACCTTCTTCGCCTTCTGAATTAGAACCTTCTTCATATCCTGGGAACACTAATTTCATGAATTCGTCAGCGCCTTCTTTACCTTCGTGATATCCGTAAATACGACTTTTCTCACCAATTGTTCTATTCATCCAGTCACCAGCTAATTTAGTTGGCTCTGGTGCCTCTTCGTTTTTCTCTTTAGTTTTTGTTTCAATAGATTCTAAACCTAAAGTCCCTTTCACTAAAGCGCAATAAATTGGGTCGCCAGTAATAGCGTTTGAAGATTCTCCAATAATTGCAACATAAGGCGCTCTAGTATCTTCTCCTACCCATGAAGTACCATTTTCATCTTTATCACGACCTAGTATCTTATCAAGATGTTCTGTTGGAATATTGAATAAATCCATATCAGATTTAACTTCACCTGTACCTTGTTTTTTCATCCATACACGCTTGTTAGATGCCCACATATCAACCGTTTCTGGGGTAAGACCAGTAATATTAAGGTTGACTGTTCCACCTTTTTCATCTTCCCATACGTATTTTGTTTTGATTTTTTCTCCAGTGGAATCAAAAACACCTACATGTAATCTTTTGAATCCTGCTAATGCTGAACCATTTTTAGTTTCTGGCATATTAAATTTCCTCCTTAAAATAAAAAAGAGCGCGTTATTCAACGGGCTCTCCTTTGTAATATTTGTTTTTTGGTATTCCTAAATACTTTCTTGCTAGAACATATCTATTTGTTTCTTCAAAATGTTCATCAAATTCTGTGCCTTCTTGCTTAAAACCATTAATCCATAAAATTTTTCTAATTCTATTTGCCACTTTTAGTGAAGTGTCATATTTAAAACTTTGAACATCAATCTGTACAAAAAAAGTTTCAGATAAATATTTATCCGAAACAAAGGTGCTAGGTTCTCCATTTAATGATCTTATTGTTATAAAAGGTTTTGAAGTATCAGAACTTTCTGTAGTCCTAATGAAATATACTCTGTCATCTACAATCTTCTGAATACATGTGTCGGTTATAAGTACCTCTTTTAAGTAATCTAAAATATTCATAGCATATTCTTCCTTATCTCATCTTTAACGATGTTTCTATACACCTTTTCAGAATTCTTGAGTGTTTTAGAAATAACTGCATGGCCCCGTGGCGTATATTCTTTGCCTCTTCTTGTATATCCCCACTCATTTAAATGAATCAGTCTATATCTATCCATTGGGCCCTCCCAATATACTGTTATAGCCCTTACACCATTGATATATCTTGGCTCCGATAATTGAATTTCACCTTGAGAAGCTCCTGTATCTTTAAAGGTTTCGAAAGCAGTACTTAATTCTTTTTCAAAATAAGCGCCTGCTTTTTTTAACGCTTGGTCATTAACTCTTTTTGTATTTTCGACACCAAACTTTTTCTCAAGTTGATTAACTAGTTGTTTTACACCTTTTATCTCAATGCTCATGATTTTTCAACCAATAAAAGTGTAAGGTAGTTATCAATTGGTGTATTTGGTCTTATCTCAATAATATTGAAATATTTATTTCTATAATATTTATTAGAGACTTTGATGAAATGATTATTAGCTATCTCATATGCTCTAAAAGGATCTCTTATAATCAATGTTAAGCCCTTTACACTTTCAGTTACCTTCATAATTTCTAAATCTTTAATGGAGGGATTATATATTTTTGCAAAAGAACTATATAATTCCACTTCTTGGTTTTCATCTTCTGGATAGGGTCCAGTTTTTTTAAAACTCACAAAACTAACTCTATCTTTCATTTCGTTATAAAACATAGCATCACCACTTTTTCAACTTTAATATAAATGATTGTAATGCTTTTTCATTGAAACTTTTTTGATCTTTGGAGTTATAATTTTCTTTAACAAACCCTCTAGTTTCATAATCTCTAGAAATAATATATTTTATGGCTGAACAATATAGTGAATAACCAACTTCACCATCTTTATATTCAGGAACCCCACTAAAATGTAATTCTTCCTTAGCAGATTCTAATATACTTAATATAGTTTTGTCTTCAAAATTATAGTCAATTCTTAGCCATTCTTTTATACTTTCTATATTCATATGATCCACCCCTATTCAGCAGAGATAACGACGGATTTAGCATTTGCTGTTATCTCTACATTTTGGGGAATCTTAGGGTGTTTCTACTACTTTTGCAATACGAAACGCTGAATCAAGCGTACGTTGTTGGTCATACCATGCAGTTAACACGAATAAGTATTCACCTTTTTTAACATCTTTGTCTGTGTCATACGTTGTGTTGTCGTAGTTGATACCGAAATAGTTAAAGTCTCCTACAATCGGTTTAACTGCAGCATCAGTGAACACAACTGGTTTACCAAATACTTTTTCAGCAGGTGTATCAAAGAAGTTAGTTGTTCCATTAGATAATGTAGCAATAATAGATACATAATCAGAATATCTCATGTAAATTACGGCATTTTCACGGTAATCTTCATGTAAATCTGCTAAAGCATTTACAACTGCGTTATAGATGCCTGCACCTTCAACTTCTTTAATTTTCCCGTTATAGAATGACATATGTTCTAATCCAGATTTAGGTGCAACTGCTAAGGCATCTTTACGCTCTTTAGCTGCTAAACCAGAAGCAAGTGCATTTTCTACCCAATTAACTAAATCTACATCTGAACCATGGATGACAGTATCAGAAATTGCAGCGAATACTTTGAATTTATTCGTACCATATTTAACAGTATCGCCTTTTACTTCTAATTCTTTAGCAGTTTCTAAATCTGTAATAAAGTCATCATCATCTAATGTGTATGATACACGTGGAATTTCTAAACCTTTAATGTTTGTTAAACGTGCTTTTTCACGCAACTGATTTTTAGCAAATGGTTCTGAAACAATTTCTTTAGAAAGTGTTTTTGGTAAAAATTTATCCCCGCCAGACTCATTTCCTGTTGGTAATGCATGTAATAAACGTTGTGCTTCTTGTGAAGGCTTGGCGAATTCATTAGGTAAAATTGCATGGCGATAGAATTCAGCTTTCGCTTTTACTAATTTTTCTGAATCCTCAAGTCCTGTGTATCCTTCAGTCGTATCTTTTACTTTTGATTTTTCCTTCTGTTCAACTTCGTTAACTTGATTTTCAACAATATTAAAACGACGTTGTAAATCTTCCTTTTCAGATTTTAGTTGATTAATATCTTCCATTTCAATGTTTGGATCACTTGCTTTTTTACCTAATTCTTCATTTTTTTGTTTCAATTGTTGTCCAATCATTCCTAATGATTGTTTTAGTTCGTATAATGTTGGCATTATATATTCCTCCTATAAATTTAATGTTATTTTTAAACCTTCACATTCTCTTGCTATTTTTTCTCTTTCTTTCTTTTCTTCTTGAGACATAGTTTCTTTAGGTGTTTCAACCGAGTTAGTTTTGTTTAAATCACTAATGTTTGTGATTTTATCGACATCTTTTTCAATGTATTTAGGTGTTTTTCTAAAAAGTTCTAATTGAGATTTTGAAATACTTGCAGCTATCTCGTTAGCACCTAATATTTCATCAACGAAACCTTTCTCTAATGCTTCATCTGCTGTTAACCATGTTTCGGCATCTAACATTTGATTTAGTTCTTCTTCTGAAACATTTTTCGCTTTATCCAAATACGCGTGATTGCTAGCTTTGTCAGTTTTATCTAACAAATCAGCTGTTTCACGTAATTCTTTTGAATTGCCCATAGTGATAATCCATGAATTATGAATCATTAAAAGACTATTTTTGTGCATAAAAATAGTGTCACCGCTCATTGCGATAACACTTGCGATAGATGCAGCTAATGCATCAATGTAGATATTAATTTTTGCACTGTGCATTTTAAGCATGTTGTAGATAGCGTGACCTGCAAAGACATTTCCACCAGATGAGTTGATATGAACATCTATTTCAGACACATTTCCCAAATCATCTAATGATTTCTTAAAATCTGTTGCAGATACTTCATCATCGTCCCACTTGCTACTAACTATGTCTCCGTATATTAATACTTCGCCTTTAACGTCACTTTTCTTCTTCACTTGAAAGTAAGTTGCTTTGTTCGTCATTTGTCCCACCTCCTTTCAAGTTTCTTTTTGTAGGATCCATTGTTATTGGATATAAATCTCCACTTATTAGTGGTACGTCTCCACCTTCAATTGGTGGTAAATCTTCTAATGCACGTATTTCATTTATTGTATTATATCCACTTCTAACAGCTTTAAAGTAAACTTCAGCTTGAGTCTGACTGTCTGCTCTTAAGAAGGACTTAATATTAAATTTAAAATACATACCTCTTTTTCTATCTTCTCTTGTCAAAAGTTTTCTATTAAATTCCTCTTCATACTGTTTGATGATAGGTAGTAGAGTGTGTTGTAAATAGAACCTATTAATTTCCTCGTTCTTACTGAAATTAATTCCGTCTTTAGCATTTAAAAATACAGCCGGTATTTGAAAAACATTCGCAACACGTTCTCTCGTTAAGTTTTCTGAAGCTACAATGTCCTCAGAAACGTATTTTCTGTCTAAAGGTTCTATTTCAACACCAGGTTCTTGGAATAAAACCCCACCATTTTCTTCATAAAATTCTCTAAAATTTGTTACTACGTCAGTTTTTTTATCTCCACTCACATTACTGCCATATTTTAATATGAATGAATCTGGTTTTTCCATTTCGCGTAGATTAAACGTTCTTAAAGCACTATCAAAATCCATAGTATTTTTTAATACATCGATTGGGCTAATTCCTTGAACCATGTTTGAAGCTACTATGTGTTTAAAGTGCAGCATATCCGTATTATGAACAATAAGTTTGTTTTCTGTAGCAGCATGGACAAAATAATATAATTCTTTACTTTTATTCTCCATTACAATTTCTACAGTGTCTGGATTAAGTAAATATAATTTAGAAGGTTGAAAATATATATCTCTTTCTATTAATACATAAGCATTACCTTTTTCATTTCTTGTCGTCTCTATTTGATTGATAAAATCATAACTACTAATCGAATTATTCGGCGAAGATGTTAGTAAGTCTGAGACATCATTAGTAATCGTTTCATAATTTTTATATAACTTTATGGGTAAACTAGCCATTGAATTAGACAGTTTCGTAATCGCAGAGAAAATTGTTTCATTCGTTTCTAAGGTATTACTAAGTACTCCCCAAAAATTCTTATTTCTCCAAGGACTAAAGTCATACAATTTATTTGCAGAATTATCTACCCAATTATCAATTAGACGCTTTTTAATTTTCTGCATAATATTCGATTTAGCCACATTCACACCTCCTTTATTTCATAAGATCTTTAAAACTAATAAATGCTATTTCACCTGTACCTGTATCTGAAATTATCTTATCCATTATGTCTGTGTAAGTGTTTAGTAATGCAGCAAAGCCATCTATTTTTCTATACTTACTCTGTTTAGAAGGTAACCAATTTCCATTTCTATCTTTTTTCAATTGGACGTTATTGATATACCATCTCAACAGTGGATTGTTATTAAATATTACCTTGCCATCTAGAAACATTTCTTTTAGGTCTTTTAGAGCAGGACTTAATGTCAAAGCACCTTGCCTTGTTTCTTGGGTATCAAATCCATAATTTATAAGTTCTTGGTTTAACTTGTATGCATTTGCTCTATCATAAGTAATTTTTTGAACTGGAAAATTATTATCTATATCAAGTATCCAATCATAAACTTTTTGATAGTCGATGTATTCTCCATCACAAATTGTTAAATATCCTTCTTCTGCCCATTCTCTGTAAGGTATTTTCTCATTTCCATATTTTACTTTTCTTTCAGGAATCCAAGAATGAGAAATTACTGCAATTTCCCCATTATCCAATGCAAATGTAGCGCAAGCAGAAGTAAAGTCTTCTGTTTCTGATAAATCATAACCAATTGTGCATGGACGTCCTTTTAAATCATTAAAATCGATTACCTTACTATTTTTTAGGACTGTACTATGATCTATAAAACTCATTTCGTCGTTATTAGCGAAGATATTAAAACGTTTTGTAATGAAGTCTCCTCTTTCTTCTGGAATACGCTTAGCTTTCTCCCAATCTTCTTTCATTTCTTCTAAATCTATTGAAATCCCTAAATTCGGGTTAGCTTTTATCCAATTTGAAGAATCGTTCATATCATCACTATCATCTAGTGAAGCTAAGAAATAAAATGTTCTTTCATCATTTACAATACCGTTTAAAGCATCTTTACCTGCCTCTACCATATCCACTAAAGGACCATCTAACTGAAATCCTGCTGTCGTTATGTAAATCAATAGAGGTTGCCTTCTCGATTGTCTACTGTTTTTTATGACAGAGATTAATTTGTAATCTTTATATTCATGTATCTCATCGAATATACCTAAATGTGTATTTAATCCATCAAGTTTTTCGCTATCAGCTGCTTGAGGTTCAATTTTAGAATTCGTTCTATCAAAATATATTGCATCTCTTCTTGATCTAAAGTTCTTTTTTAAAACGGGTGATGCCTTAATCATATTTTTAGACTCGTCAAATAATAATCTTGCCTGTCTCATACTATTGGCTAAAAGAATAACATCCGCACCTGGTTCTCCATCTTCAGAAGCTCCGAAATTCGATTCTCCAGAAATAAGCGTTGTTTTACCATTTTTACGTCCAACAAAAATAATTCCTTCTTTAAAACGACGTAATTTCGTTTCTTTATTAACCCACCCGTGTAATGAACCTAATACGAAATGTTGCCATGGTTGTAATATAAGTTGGTTATAATTACCTTTAGAAGGTTTACAAAATTTTTCAATATATCTGATAGGTTTATGCCCTAATTCTTCATCAAATTCCCATTTACTCGATTTGTCTTTTAAATACTTTAGGTGTCTTTGACATTCCTTAATAACGTATTCACTAGCAATTATGTTACCTTTAACAACTTGTTCTGCGTACCAGTTAGTTAGTAGTTTAGGAGAGGGTTTATTTAATACTTTAATAGTCACCAAATCCATCCTCCTCTTCTACAATTTTTTCTCTTTGAGCAGCAGTAAGCCCCATAGATTTTAATAAATTATTCAACGTTTGAACGGTTTTTGTTAGCTCTATGCTTAAAGGGTTTTTAACGAGGTTAGTCGCTCCAGCTTTATTAGTATATTCATACATAAGTTGGGCATCTTTTAACTCATCTCTTAATCTGCAATAAAATTGATAGGTTTCTAAATATAGAGATATCAAAATATCGTCTGATTTTTGGTAGTTATCTATATATTTAATCAATTGTGCTTTTGTAATTTTCATGGTGTTACCCCCCTTCATGAAAAAATCCCCCGCGTTGTGAAGTCTTGGGCTCAGTCGGTTCATCACCGAAAGTTCTACAAAACTAAATGGAGGGGGGATTAAAATTAAATTGTTTGCAATCTATAATTTTATAATTTTTATATTTCTGTTTTTATTTTTTTGATTATCATTAGCGTGTATTTTATTGTGACACGAACTACATACACACATAAGATTGTTTAGATCTAATGCTTTTTCAAAATCTTCATTAACATAAACGATGTGGTGTACAATTTCCGCATCTATTATTTCATTTTGTTCTAAACACATCTGGCACAAGTGGTTATCTCTTTCTAATGCCATCTGTCTTATTGTTCTCCACGCGCTTGAATGATAAAACCAATCATACTGATATTCTTTTCTGCCATGTTTATAATTGTTCATTGTCTTCTACTCCTTATGAGTTAGGCTCATCAGTCCAGATACATTACAACCATATTGGATCACATACCTCTCAGCTTAAGCAAGCAAAACAAAAGGACCATACTCGATTGAGTACAGCCCTCGGAACTACTACTAAGTTACCATTGCTACAAGTCCGTTTACTGGTAGTCGAATGATTATAGATATGAGATTACGTATTTAATATTAGGTTATGAGTATGATCAATTGTTATCTATAATCTTTCTACAATATCATAATAACACCGATTTACTATCAAAAACTGCCACATATCTGCCACTTACCATTCTCCTAATTCTTCTGCTAACTTCTTTATTACTTTAGCTTTGATACGATGACCTGTTCTTTCTCCTATGAATATGTCGTTGCATACTTGAATATACGTGCGCCCTCTTGGGTCAAAGTAATAATGCTTGATGAAGTCCTTCTCCTTCTGTGTTGAAGTATTGAATACTCTTTCGATAGCAATTGATAACTCTTTTATTCTTGCAATCCTTATGTCAGTTAAGTAATTCGTTACTCTCATCTCTGTTATGGATGTATTGCTTGGCTTATGTTCTCCACCTGTATTGTTATCTGTTGGTATCCATGGATTGAATATCTCTTCTCGTAAAAGATGTATTCTATTATCATAATTCTTATAATCATATAACTCATCTTCTAATTTTCTAACTGTTGATAATCTTAAACCATACTTCATCTTTGTCGTCATTAAACCGTAGCCCCTTCCATCTCTATCTCTTTCATACGCGCATCTATTGCTTTAAGTAAAGCATCCTGTCCTTCTTCTTTACCTTGTAATACTTCATACACTCTTTGGTCTATTGATTGTTCAGTCAATATATGGTGAATAACTGTTGTATGTTCTTGTCCTTGTCTATATAATCTAGCATTAGCCTGTTGATACAGCTCTAAAGACCAAGTTAATCCATACCAAGCTATGATGTGTCCACCATCTTGTAGGTTGAGTCCATGACCTGCACTTGCTGGATGTACTAACAACATCGGTATATCTCCATTGTTCCAATGAAAGATAGCATCGTCATCATCTAATGTCTTTGCTTCTTTAAAAGCTTCAAGTATACGAGATTTATCATGTTTAAAGTTATAGAATACTAATATTGGTGAACCTTGTGCTTCTTCAACAATATCTTTTAGCATTTCAATCTTACGATCATGTATATGTTGAACACCTTTGTTATCGTTATAACTTGCACCGTTAGAAAGTTGTAATAGCTTTTGACTTAATGACGCTCCATTCAATGCGACAATGTCTCCTTCTGTAAATTCTAATATCATCTCTTTCTCTAACTTCTCGTACAACTGTCTCTCTTTGTCTTCTAACTTCACTTCTTTAACTGAGTCGATACGCTCTGGCATTTCCAGATAATCCTGCGCTTTCATCGATACACATATATCATCAATTAAGTTATAAATATTTTCTTCTGCTTCAGGTTTAGCTTTCCACTTAAACACGTTATTACCTAATGACTGTGCAGGATAGAAGTATCGCTCACGATAATGTGAATAAGCTTTGCCTAATCGTTCTCCTGAATCTATTAAATATATCTGACTCCATAAGTCTAATAGTGAATTAGGTGCTGGCGTTCCTGTTAGTCCGACGAACCTGTCAACAAGTGGCATCTTCTTTTTAAGTTCTTTGAATCGGACACTGCTTGAGTTCTTAAAGCTTGATAGCTCATCTATAACAACCATATCAAACGGCCATGTTCGTCTACCTGTATACTCGTCACATAACCATTTAACATTTTCACGATTAATCACATAGATGTCTGCTTCTTTCACTAATGCTTTTCTTCGTTGTTTCACATTGCCTAACACTTTAGAAATTCTTAAGTGATTAAGATGTTTCCACTTCGATGTTTCTCTTGTCCACGTGTCTTCTGCTACACGTTTAGGTGCGATTACTAACACACGCTCTACTTCTAAATGGTCATACATGAGTTCATTAATAGCTGTTAATGTTGATACCGTCTTTCCTAATCCCATATCCAAAAAGAGACCATATTTTTTATTATCAATGATTTTCTGTATCGCATAATCTTGATAGGCATGAGGTATAAAATCTATTGCCATTCAATCACCTCTTCTATAAATTTATCAACTGCTAGTTTGGAATTTAATATATAAACATGATGATCAATTGTTTTAAATTTCTTGTGTATATATTTTTGAGTTGAACTCGTTTTACCTTTTTGGGTTTTCAACTCTACTAAATAAGTTTTGCCACCTGGCATTAAAATAATTCTATCTGGCACACCTTTTGTTCCAGGTGCCACCCATTTCAAACAAAAACCATTTAAACGTTCAATGTTCGTTTTTAGGTGGTTTTCGATACTTTTTTCACTTTCCATAATTTCACCTCTGAAAATGATAGGGTTGTCAAAGTTGCCATAATTTCTTGAGTTTCTCTTAGTATATTGGTGTAGGGAGATTAGGTAGTGTGTATATACCTCTCTGCCTCCCTAATCAATAAAATTTATACTTTTATATAATTTATGGCAACCATGACAACCTTTAGCCTTAATCTCTTGACACACAAGGGATTGAAGGGTTGCCATAACTAAAAATTACGGCAACTTTTACGGCAACCACGGCAACCTTACATTTTTTGGGAACGGCAACCACGACAACCCTTTTTGACTTTATGGCAACCCTAAATTAGGTCATAATTTCTCATAAATGCTTTCTGAACACCATACTCTTTTCCGAACTTCAACTTACCTGTCTTATTACCATCGTACGGTTTCCAGTCTTTCTGCTTTTTCAGTATTGCATTGATTTCTCTCTGTTCCATACGTGGAAATCTGTTCTTATCATTACCTAGACACTCGCACCAAACTTCTAAAGCACACACTCTATCACGTTCTACAAGTTCATCTGACACATCACCTATCACGTCAAATTCTTCGTCACTTAAGAACGTTCTTCGTGATCCAATGTCCATTTCCGCCCAATTCTTAGGTATCTTAGTATCAAGGTACTCTCGTATCACACCTTCATAAGGAGACTCTTCAGTATGTGCCGCTTGTATTTCATTCATCTCTTTTTCAAGTGATTTCTCTAAGAATAAAGGTTCGCCTGCTTCGTAATAATGTTTGGATTCTGCCCATAACTGATCAATCTCTTCTTTTTTCAATTTAGACCAATGTGTACTTGCTTGTTCAGGTTTAACAGTGATTGGCCAGAATCTACGACCTCCAGTGTCATCCCTTAAAAAGTCTATCTTGTTTGTCGTACCAAAGAACACACATTGTCTAGGAAAGTCCTCTTTGTGTCTGCCGTATGCTACACGGAACGAATCAACTTGTTTCGATATGAAGTGCTTAATACTTTCAACTTCTGCTTTTTTAGTTGCTGCAAGTTCTCCCATTTCAATAATCCAAGCACCTTGTAATGCTTCATAAGACTCTTTACCTGTCACGCTTGTCACGCTATCAGAGAACCATTCGCCACCCATACGTGCAATTAGCGCTGATTTACCGACACCTTGTGGACCATATAAGGTCAACATGTAATCATATTTAATACCAGGCTGATATACTCTTGCTATCGCTGCAGTAAAAGATTTGCGTGTGACTGCTCTATTAATATCGTTATCATCTGAACCAAGATATCTATGAAATAGCGTATCTAAACGTTCAACCCCGTCCCATTCTAGTGGATCTAGATAATCACGTATTGGGTGAAAACTATTCATCAGACTAACATTTCGAATCGCGTCATCTGTTTTGATTTTATTGTAAACATCGTAGTAGCGTTCTATATAGTTACGAAGCCCACTATCATCATTATCTGTCCAATTACCTGGTTTCTTCTCACGTCTCCATGGTGTCTGACCCATAATCGTGAGTCGTCCATTGAACTCATTCATCGCTATCTTACCTTTTAAATGTGGGTCGTTATTCATAATTAACATGATATTAGGTACAGTTACTTCAATTGCACCTTCTTTAGTTAAGGTTAGTTTAGAACTCCACTTCTTATCTGTTGTGTCTGACTCCGTCATATCTGTTTCAATAAAATCGAAATCATCTTGTGCTGTTGTGATTTTTTCTTCTATAATAAATGCTTTAACATGATCATCTTGTTGTGCAAGTTGCTTCATACTTTTATATGAAGATAATCGGTTAACAGGTGTATCCGCTTTAGAGTCTTCATCTTGTGCGCCGAACTTGTGTATACGCAATAAGTCGAAACTGTTTACTAACTTACTACTCACTGGGTCTGTACCATGATGTGAATAAGCGAACTTCCCGTCATCATAAAGCACTAATCCACCTGCAGCCGAACCATCTAAATACGTATACCGGTTATCATCGAACTTCTCATAAACATCACTTAAAAACTCACTGATCACATCGTGAATGTCATAAGCCTTACAGAATGCACCGACGATACCTGGTTTATCGTGTGGGTCACCTTGCTTATCTGCCATACGCTTATAAGACTGTTCACGTCTTGAAGACGTCGGCCATTCTAATGGGTCGCGCCAATTGTTGTATTCAGCTAACACATCATCAGGGTTTAAGAACTCTGCGTCTTGATAATTGAAATAGAACTCTGCGTCATCTGATGTTGAAGGCCAGTACATTAAGCGATGAGGTTGATAAGTGGTATCGTCGAAGTAATCAATACCAATCGACTCTGCCACTTTCATACTCACTGCTGCATACTCTTCTGAATCAACATGACGCTTAAGAGGTATCACTAATCGTATTCTTGGTTTCTCTGGTCTGTGCTTATGTGTTGAGTAAACACAATAGGCGTAATCGAATAGCATACTGATCACATCGTCCATGTCTTCAACACCGTAGTCGATATCAAGTGTTAACATAGAACGGTTCATCACGCTATCGGCTTTACGTCTGCCACCTTTTAAGAAACCACCGACAAAGCCCCCAACGTCTTTGATTTCAGACTGTTCACTTTTAGACATTTTATTGTATTCACTGATTGATTCTTTTGTTTTAACGGTCTTTGACAACTTCTTAATGAAATCACTCCACAGCATCTCCTGGTTAACCCATTTTGTGGACATCCTGTTAGTAGCATGTGCATAAGTTATGTTGCCATCATGTGTTAAGGCTTGTACGTTCACCGCCTTATCTAAATTTGTCATGCGCTTCACTTCCTAGTTTCATCTATATTAATCTTCTATCTGCACAATTACTTTTCTAACGTTACAGAAGTATTTGTCTGCAATTTCTTTAGCTTCTTCTCGTGTACTGTATCTATAGCATTCTAATAATGATTTAGTAGTGGATATTTGGACCTCGTATAGATTATCGCCTACATATATCGTACGAACTCCATCTACGTATCTGTTGTTTCTTTCTACTACGTAATAGGTTTCCATCCTCTCACTCCTTAACTGCATTTATCACTAACGCAATGACTATAACTGCGAATAGTATTAATCCGAATGTCATGAGAAACTACCTATCATTAATCCGATTATCGCACCATAAACTAAACCTAATAATACCGACTTTATAACTAAGCCTTTCATATACTTAATAGTGAATTCTTGCATTTCGTCATCATGCTTCTTCATTATTCTTTTATAACCGTTATGCATATCCTCAATAATTTTATCTACTTGCTCTTGAGTATATGTCTTCATTCAACATCTCCCCATTCCTGTGAACCATACTTCGTTGTCCTTATATGCTTGTGTTTCTTCATAATCAATTGGTGGTTCTACTGTGTCTGGTATGCTAGCGTACTTATACGAACGCTTAACGTATATGAATAATGCGAGTGTGCTTAGTAATAATGTGATTAGTAGTTTCATAAGTTAGTCCTCCTTCAACCATTTAAAGTAATCACCTATAAGTTCCGAACATAATCTACTGTATCGTTCATCGGATAATAAGTAGTTTTTGACTTTCATTGTGTATCCTCCTTATTAAGTATCTGCTTAATGCGTTCTACAATGTCTGGGTGACTTTCGCCACCCTTATTTTTACAAGTCTTCTGATTTGATGAACGATCCATTTTTACTCATTACTCCAGTTCTATTTTTAATCTCTTCATATGCT